TAGAACTGAACGAGTGTTATTGAATAATATTCGATATCAAGGTGAAATTTCTCCAGGTGATCTCCAACACATTCCAGCTTACCTTGCACGTGCTGGAAGAGAAACACGTGCAGGTGAATGTGGGTCTCCAATGTTCGGTAAAGTTGAAGGTGCCACAATGCTGTTGGGAATCCACGTTGCTGGTCACAACTCGAGTGTTGCTGCTATTGCTATGACGCAAAAGGATATCAAGCAACTTGAACAAGGTATGTCTTTCACTCGTATTTCCACAGGAGGACCTTCCACTGTAGTGGGTGATTACAACTTGAAAATTGGAGCTCCACATTTTAAGAGCCATACAAATTTCGAGAATGGATGTGCAATTCAAGTAGGGGGTGATGAAGGGTTCAGGCCTAAATCACAATCCAAAGTTGCTCCCACTCTTTTGGCCGAAGCTTTGAAGAAACGGGGTATCACAACCGACAAATGTGCACCCAATTTGAAATCATGGAAACCATTTTCACTCGCACTCAAGGATCTTCTCAAGACCAACAGATCGGTTGATACACAACTGTTGCATGAATGTGCGGAAGATTATGTACGCGGCGTCTTGCCTTTGTTGAAGGAAGATTGGACGGCTGATGCACATTTCTACGACATTGATACATCCATCAATGGTGCTGATGGTGTTGCCTATGTAGATGCTTTGAACAAAAACACGTCTGCTGGTGCCCCTTGCAATAAATCCAAGAGGAATTTTCTGAAGTTGAATGAGACCACTGGGAGGTTCACTTTGACGAGCGACATGGAAAAGGCTGTGGCAGACATCAATGAAGAGTATGCTCACAAACGGCGTGCAACACCAGTCTTTATGGCTCATCTCAAGGACCAGGCCATTCCAAAGAAGAAGGTTGATGCTGAAAAAGTGCGTGTCTTCGTGGGAGGGCCAATGGCATGGACAATCGCTGTTAGGCAACGTTTGCTATGGTTCATCCGTTTGGCCCAATGTAACAGAATCGCGTTTGAATTGGGAGCCGGTACAGTGGCTCAATCAACAGAGTGGGGTGATATTTACACTTATCTCACAACATTTGGTTCTGATCGCATTGTTGCAGGCGATTTTGGCAAGTTCGACAAGCGGATGGGTTCTTGTTTCATT